TTGACCCGACAGATACCATTTTGGATGTGAACGCATCGATTCTCAAGTTTTCTCTAGACACAGAGTTCGTGATAGTAACACCAGAAGAGCGGGGGTATCTCATGTCGAGACCGTTAGACTATGTCATCACACAAGTTCAATTGGCCAAGTTTAAAATGAAGGCGGGTGAAAACAAAAAGTCTGTCATGCTCAACTTTCAGCACCCTGTGAAGGAACTCTTTTTCGTGTCACAAAACATCGCGAATGGAAACATTCCCCATTATTACAATACGATCGTGGATGCTGAACTTAGATTCAATAACGAAGTTGTATTTAAACGTGGTGGACTTTTCCTCGCTTATGAACAGGCACTTAAACATCATGTCAACGCACCATCAGCCTTGACTCAGACAGTCGAAGCTTTTAATGGTAGGAGTGCTATTCTGGGTCCATCGAAGTTTGGGATGTATTCATTCTCCATGTCACCTGAACTACCCCATCCAACTGGACAAGTGAACATGAGTCGCATTTCACATAAACTGTTTACGATCGAGATAAACCCCACAAATTCCGTCTTTGAAAACGATACCCGGGTGTACGCCGTTAATTATAACGTGTTACGCATCGAGAGTGGTTTAGCAGGATTAAAATTTTAGGTAGATATAGTAGTAATGGCTGGACAAGTCCAACTCTCCGCCTCCGGGCCTCAAGAGAGATTTTTTACCGCGGATCCAGACTACAGTTATTTCGTGAAAAGTTTCAAAAAACATTCAAACTTTTCGACGGAATTCGTGGATATCGATCCAGATAATGAACCAGATTTCGGTAAGAATGTTCGTTTTAGGATTCCACAAAATCAAGGTGACCTTCTTAAAACACTCAGTGTGAAGATGACACTCCCCACACTTCAAACGAGTTCCACTATGTACATAGAATCGGTCGCTCACGCACTCATCGAACACGTCGATTTCATCATCGGTGGGAAAGTGATCCAGCGAATCACGAGTGATTACTTACAAATCTATTCGGAACACAACGTCACACAGACGAAACAAAAAGCTCTGGAACAACTCATAGGTAAGTACCCACTTCGAACGAGTGACAAGAAGGTTGGTGAAGTGACTGAGAGTGTATCCGGTAATACCGGTATCGTCATTCATAATACTCTGGGCATTAACACAGATGAGGAATTCTTTGTGGACCTTCCATTTTACTTTTACAACCACCCTGAACTCGCTGTACCATTGTGTGCCATCAATAGACAGGAAGTCGAAGTCGAGTTCAAGTTACGCGACGCACAGGATGTAGTCATTAAAGCAGATGGTTCATACTCCCTCTTGGATGAAACCCCAAAATTGAAAAACTTTCAATTGTGTACAGAGGTTGTCTTTCTGGATTCGACAGAACGTATCAAGATTCGGCATACACCCATGGAGTATCTCATCACACAAATTCAGGAAGATGTTTTTGATGTTGAAGCTGGTGTGAATGAAGCGAAGTTCAAATTAGATTTTACAAACCCTGTGAAGGAACTATACTTTGTCATTCAGCGTCAGGGAACAACAGGGGATGGTGTATCCCAGGGGAACTTTGTCACTATATTCGATTACGACAACACATCGAACGTCCAGGATGGAAAGTTCATCTTGTACGAAAACCTCGACCATCTCACACTCACTTTAGATGGGCAAGATATCATCACCCGAGAGACGGGTAACGTCACTTTCTTGAAAGCGGTCCAGGGAGCGATCCATCACTCGAAGACTCAACTCATCAGGCGATTCTACTCATACTCTTTCGCACTTCAGCCAGAAGAGTGGTATCCCACGGGACAGGTAAATTTCAGTCTCGTGAAAGATCAAAATCTCAGCCTAAGTCTCACCGATTGTCCGGATTTTAGCAGGCAAGTTCGAGTGTACGCTCTGAGTTACAACATTCTCCGAGTACGTGAGGGAACTGGACAAACTCTTTTTAACAATAAACAATAAACATGAACATGCAAACCGGTTTTGGTGATGGTGGAAATCAGATGACAGAGGAGTACATCAAAGGCATGACGGACATTATGCTACCCGTCATGGAGCAGGCGATGCTTCTCGCAGGTGAATATTGCAAGGCTTGTGGAAGGGATGTTATCCTTTCAGAAGACATGGAGTATGCGATGAAGTATTGTGCGATGTACACTGTGGGACAGAAGATCGGTACCCACTTTCCAGAAATTTATGAGACTGATGATGAAGATGAGGACGACGACATAGAGGATGTCGAGACAGAAGATTGCCCACCCTTTGTCGAATATTCAGGGGAGGATGCCCGCTTCATCCAGATGAATGATGCTGTAAAAAATTGGAACTCATGGATTCCCCAGAGTCCGGTAGAACAGATGTTAAAAAATGCCATTAATAGTAATGAGCACCTCTGAGCCAGAGGGTTGGTCTTTTTCAAATACCAAATTTAAGGTGTATGATTCGGGGACAAGCTCTAGTGAAGATTCTTCTGATGATGAAGAATTGTTTTCAAAAATGAAGACACTAAAAAAGAAGAAATTCAAGAAGGTTGTTCAGAAGGAAGATCTCTTACCAGAATAATTTTCCTGATCTATATTAAAACACCATGTCCGCCGTTACCAGCGCTATCAAGACTGTCGATATCGTCACCCAGGAGCTCCAGACCCAGACCCTCAACTCCATCGTTGCTGGTTTCTCCTTCGCCGCTGCCATGTCCTGGATGGACTTCATTCGCTGGGTCATTTCCCAGGTTGTGAAGGCTCCCAAGAACGGTGGTTCTCAGTACGCCCTCACCGCGCTTCTCACCTCGCTGATCTCCGTGATTGTCTTCATGGTCATCTCCCGCATCAACGGCAATGTGAAGAAGCCCGCTCAGCCCATCTACGCGATCACCCGCTAGATGTTCTAGGATATGTACGTGCCTTTTTATTCATAAAAAACATGATCATCAGTCCGATGACGACGATTAACGCGATGTAAAGATATTCTTTCTTCCATCTTTGAACATTCTTCTGAACTTCAGGAATGCTCACAGGTGTTTCAATCTCTTCCTCCACTGGAACCTTTGGTAGGTTTTCTAATTTATCCGTAGACCCGGTGATTTCAAATTTTAATACATGTTCTTGGTTCCTGAAATCATATGGGATGAGTCGACCGTGACTCATATAAAAGAATTCGACTCGAATGTCACGAATAAACTTTTGTGACCCCGAATGGAAATGGTGTATGAGTGGGTCATCGGCACCATTAAAGTTGATGAAATTCGAACCATTCAGGAGGATATGACCCGTATAGAAGGGTGTCGATGTGTATACATCTTGAGTGAATACATCTGAACCACCCGACAGACGAACGATGAGTGAATTTGGTCCTTCAAGGTTAATCGCACCAGAATCAATTTCACCCGATGCATTCGATGTATAGTCCTTCGAACCAAAACCCATAAGTTGATGAGGTGTCGTTAAAGGGAGCTGATCATGATACCCATTCGTTCCCGAAAAAAACTCGAATGTGAACGCATTCGATGTTCCCACGTTGGAGAAGTTTAAGGTGTTTGTTTCATCATCGAAGACCACGAGACTCACATTCGATTCAGGGGGTGCGAGGAGAGTCTCCAGGTCTTCGGCGAGAACGTGTCCATTTGAATAATTTGTCGAATCAAGTGTAAAATTTGTACCGTCAACGCTGAATGTGTTATTCGTGGGACACGTTACGAGCTGAGGTGTGGGGATTCGAGCAGATATGAGTTTAATTTCCGAGACGTCATAGATTGGGTTTTCCAGGGTGATGACGTAGTCATTCGCGTTTGAATGCGTATTTGAGTATTCGTCGACGACGTACACATCGTTAGAATCCTGGTACACATTGGAAGGTACAACGTTAACACCGCGCTGACTACTATCGATAGAGAGAGTGTACACCTTCATTAAAATATAGGCACAATATTTTAATGACTGTTTTTGTCTATCACGTATAAACTATTAAGCGGAGAGAGAGTGTGCGAGAGGGTTGTTCTGGAGCTGACGCTTCGCGATATCCAGGGTCTGGGTATTGGGGTTCGCGTTACCCTTGTACGCGTTGAACTGATGGAACGATTTCTGCTTGTACTGCTGCGTCCAGCCACCATTCGCACCATTCATGCGACCATCCACACGGGATGTATCCGAGCGAACCGCGGTGAGGGCACCACCCTGTTTGAGAGCAGACTCACGAACATTCATGCGACCGGCGTTACCCATACGGTTGGGCTTACCACGACGATCCTCGGGGCGGAAACCATACTTCATGAGCTCCTTATTGGTTTTCGCAGTCACATGGGTCGCAGCACTGTTCGTATACGCACCACGGAAATTCGTAATACCGGGCTGAACCTGGTTGTAATAGCTGTATTGCGCATCGTTGCGATCGCTCTTGAAACGGGTAGGATCCTGGGACACAGTCTGTGCCGAAATGAAACGTTTCGCGCCGTTGAAGCCGAGACCATCCTGGCGAAGACCAGTCTCCGAACGGTTCGTGGTGCGCTTCGTCTTTTCATGTTCGTTGCGAGGAACGACACCGGACATACCCTGTGCCCGACCCGCCATGACAGGTCGCCGAGAGGGGAGATGGGAGGTGGTCTCAGGTTTGTTGTGAGTGAGTTCACCGACAACCGCAGAGCGACCACCGGTAATGTCCGCCGCTGGACCAGAACGCCCGGGGAGTGTGGTGAGCCTGTATTCACCGACGTTCACGGGGTTCACCCTAAACATCTGCTGGTAACCACCGACAGCGGGGGTGTCGGCACCCACACCGAGACCGGGACCGACCAACTGCTTCTCCACGGGAGACAGGTTATTCATGCGACCCTGATCATACATGCGATTACGCATGTTTAGGATTTCCTGACCACCGCTGCGTTGCTGCATAGTAATGTCACCAAAACTCTCCATCTCCCTCTTCTGAGGCCTGTCGATGACGGGTTCGAAATTGTTGTTTACTATCTCTACGGGAGCTTTGACTACTGGGGGTGGTTCGAAAATCTCCTTCGGTGGAGGTGGAACAGACTTAGTACTCAAAGTTCGACCAGCGTATACGAGACCGGCCACAGCCATGAGCGAAATGGGATCAGCCATTCTTACTTCTTACCGACATTTTTATTAGCGTACCTTTGCTGAAAGAGACCATTCT